GCCATCTCGATCTGCACCTTCTCGCGGATGGCGCTGACCGGAACGTTGTAGTAACGAGGAGTAACGGTACCACCCGTGAAGATCTGCTCCTGGGTGATCGTGAACGAGTCACCAGGATTATACGCTTCGACGGGGAGCATCCCGTATAGGAAGTTCTCTTGCCAAGACGGCCCGCCAGCATACTTCTCAAGACAATTCTTCTTGACGTACGCCATGGTGGGGCCGCTCTTGAAAACAAGGTCGGTTACGCCGGGAAGAATAGTCTTCCGGGTAATCGTATTGACCGGATCAAGAAAAGCCATTTACATCCACTCCTTTAGTTAAAGCCCCAATTCCATTAGAAGCTTCCAGCCTCCAAGGCCTCAAGAGCCGCACGAACGCGGTCGTGCTGCGACGTCTCGCCTCTTGAAGAATCCCGAAGGAAGTCAACTGCTGATGGACCGGAAGGCTGAATATGATCTGGGCTGCCTGTACTAGCTGAACCTGCCGCCCGACGTCCCTCTTCGAACCACTTCTTACGCTCCTCATCCCGCTCCTTCTCATAGCGCTTTGCGCGCTCGGAAGCGGTCATAGTCTCATAAGCACGGTAGGGACGAACGCCTTGCTGTAGTGATAGCCTCATAACCTCACGGGGATCAACATCAAAGCCCTCCTTGATGGAGTCCTTGGTAAACGCAGCGATATCCCCAAGGATATCGGGTAGCATCTTATCAAGCATATCCACCTTGTCAGCCTTCGCCTTGATCGACGCAAGATCCTCAGTAGAGAGACCGCCTGGAAGTCCAGCAGCAGCGGGGATCTCGTTACCAACTTCATCTAGTTGGGCACGGAGTAGATCACGCTCGGCAAGTAGGGCTTCGTTCTTCGGAAGCTGTTCCTCATACCAAGCATAAAGCTCGTCCTGGAGTTGCTTCACCGTCTGCTCTCTCTCATTAATTTCGTTGAGCCTCGTGTAATAGTCTCGCGTACGCAGCGTTCCACGGAAAAGCTCTTCTCGCGCTACGTCGGTATTAGCGAGTTCCCGCCATGCGGCCCGCTTATCCTCAGGTAGAGCGCGCTCGAAATCGGACGCCCACTCTGCAAACTTCTCATCTTCTCGCCTACTCATATTGCATAACCTCCTAGTGGCTTACCTCTCTTACATGCCCTCAGGAATTGAGGGCGAGCTTAGTCCCTTGGGACTAGCTTCGCTAGAAAATGAGGCTCCACCGGAAATCGCCTTCGCTAGGACTTCTCTAAGGTGGGTTTTGACCGAGTCAATTTCCCCAGCAACCGTAGGAAGGGCACTAGCAATCTGATCGAGCGCTTGCTCGACGGCAAATACTACTCTTGCAATCCCTCCCCCGCCACCAGGGGGTGTAGGAGTGCCATCTGGCCCGCTCCCCTGAATAGAGCTTAGCCCTTGCGGACTAGAGCCAGGGGGAGGACCACCCATTTTGAGAGGTGGCATACTAGCCATTACTTCTTCGCCTTATTCGTATGCTGCGGGGTGGGAGACGCGTGCCCACCTTGGGGACGGAAGATCGCATCCTTGAACGGGGTGTCGACCTTCTCAGTTTTAGTGACCTTCATCTTTACACTCCTTTTTAGTATACGACTTAATGAGTATATTCATTAAGTCCTTATTTGTCAAGCCCCTCAAGACTCACTTACAATTGGCCGGGTTCCGCCATCCCTAGTTTCGAAGTGCGGAGGTACCTGCCCACTAGGCGGGCGGCCCCCCTGACTTTTTGGGCCGGGTGGTCCCTGTGGACCGCCACCCCCTCCAGAGGGCGGACCACCTCCAGCGGGCCCTCCTCCCATCATGGCTGCCGGACCCATGGCAGCAGCGGCTTGCATCTGCATGAGAGCCATCTGCGCCTGAGCAAGTTGCACAGCCATCTGGGCTTGTACGAGTTCAGGCGTCGGACCTGGCATGAGGCCAAGCTCCCTAGCCTTGATGATCCTATCCGGCACGGTCTCAGCCGGCTTGGGTCCGTAGTCGGGGACGTCAAACTGCTCCCAAACAGTCCACGGATCCATAAGGTTCGCGCGGAGAAGCTGGAGCATAAACATCTTCTGTGTCGTGTGGGACACATTAAGCCAACTATTTGGAGCCACCTGGAAGGAGAAAAGCTTGTGGTGGGAAAGGGCCCGCTCTTGACGGGAGCCTGGGCCATCCGGCACTAGCTGTCCCGGATCTAGGTCAAAGTCCTCGCGCGTCACACCGTCGAGGCCAAGAAGCTCAATCCGGCGAGGGGCGCTATACCACTGGAAGAAGCTCAGCTTCAGCATGTGGGCTAGCTCGGAAAGCGATACCTCCATACTGCGACTTCTTAGTCTCAGTATGGGAGAGAGGGCCTCCATGTACTTCTCCATTGTATCCGAGGACGGCATCTGGCCTAGCTGTGCTAGCTGAGCCACACCCCTCATGCCGGAGGTGTCATCAATTTCACCTTTAATGAACTCGATGAGATTTGCATAGATATTAAACACTTGGGGGGCAGGGCCATCAATTACCTTAAAGGGCTCTCCTGCCGTGGGGTTGTAATGGAGCTTCGCACCAGCCGCACGAGGGTCAAACGTGTCCAGAGCACTCTTGGGTACAGCCCGCTTATCAGCAGCAACGCTCCTCTTCACCCACTGCTTGAGACCATCTTCTGCACCACGAAGGGCCTCGTTGAGAGCATCCTGAAGGGGAATAAGATCCCCAATCATAGATGCACCCAGGAGACTCCAAGGAAGCGGATCGAGAGTAAAGCGAATAACTGGGAACATCCCATGCCAATGGGGATTGGGGATGTCCTTGAGAATACACTCCGGCGTGAAAAGAATAAAACGGCCGCGAGGATAAAGGCGCGCCTTGTCGGCATCCACAACATTACCGTCGGGACCAACCGAGCCCATAGGATAAACGGTATACGCCCAATCGCCTTCACCCATGGTAATAGGCTTGTCGCTTAGGTTCTTGGAGTCATCCTTGATGTAGGCTCGCATTAGGTCAATTCCCGGAGGAAGCTTCTGCTCCCTGCCTACGCCTTCAACGATCTCCCATAGGGGAGAGCCAGTGATCTCCTCTAGTTTACCTCCATCTGGGGAAGCCATCGGAGCCCAAGAAGAGGTCTTGCCCTCAATCATCGAGGCTTTGCTGGGGAACATGCGCTTTACGGTCTCGACAGGAAGGCGCTGTCTTAGGATGACGCCCCTCCAGTCCTGGATGGACTCTGAGAAGATTGGATCAATGGGGATGACATCCCTCGGATCAAAGGGGATAATTTCAAGATCACCCTGACCACCCTGAAGGGCTTTGTTCCACGTCAGCATGACATATCCACTTCCACCACATGCTGCATACATGAGGGCAGAGCTTAGCCTTCGATCTGCATTCGTGTTCCTCCACCACGCACGCGCAAGCTTGTTGAGCACATCGCCCTGTGGCTTGAAGCGCTCAACATATGTGGTGTAGTTCCAGATGGGGCGGACGTCCGTCATGGTAGCAACCGTTTCGAGGGCCACCTTCCTTAGACGGTTATCCGTGATCTTGCTGATTGCTTGGCTCTTCGGACTATCATGTCGACCATTGATGTAGCGAATGGAGGGCTCAATGAGGCCCCAAGCTACCTCTTTCTTAAGTTGGTGCATGCCCTCCGAGAACTTAATTCTTAGGTGGGCAAGCAGCGCTTCTTCGGCTAGGCGAGCCCTGCCCGTCGCGTCATCCATAGATTCTCCTTAAACCCAACACCCGGGCATACCTCGCCCGGAGCCTTCTTTGTATACCTGTTTACCTGTGTATGGGTCGTAGCCTACATACTCAGTGTCAATCCACCCTGCATCGTCACGCTTCACCTTGCCGTACATCTTGCAGAGTGTCTCCTCATGTGACGGGCTTTCTACCGTAATTGGACTACCATCTGGCGTGAGGTTCTTTGTGACATAGGGATATCCACCCCACGCACGCCCGCGAGCGACTCTCCAGATCTTCTCTGTAGCTGCCCCACAATGACAGGATGGATTCTCTGAATCCATCCTTGGGACATATTGCTCAAACTCGTGTGCGGCTTCGGATACACACTGGTAGGAGTAGATTGGCATTATCGTGTGCCCCTTCGAGCACGACGCATAAGGCCAGCCTTGGAGGGAGGCTTCATACCACGCTTATTCGCAGTGGCGTAGAAGATCTGCTTTCCACGCTTCGCTCCATGGCGCGAGGTCATGCTACGCATGACCTTCTCTCCCCTGCCCTTGAAGTACTCACCAACGGGCATGACTTAGTCCTCGTCTTTGGTCTTCACAAAGTAGAAGGGTCCAGACTGCTCAAGCTCGGATCTCTTATACTTCCTCGCACCGTTGGCAGCCCAATACTCATCACCAACCTTGAGGACTTCTTCAGTAAGGCACTCACCAAGCTGCGGCGCTTTCTCACTCATCTTAAACTCCTAGAGCCACTCGAAGCCCCTCTTTGATCTTCACTTCGGTAAATTCCCGGGGCTCGATCTTGGGATTGAACCGAATAGCATCACCAATAGCTTTGCGTTGACCCTCAGTCAATGCAACGTCCACACCCTCAACCCTTACCATTAGGGCTCTGCGAAGAGCATCGAGGAGATCATCAGCCTCGCTGAAGCTCCCGGATAGAAGCTTCTGAACCTCAGAGAGGGCCTCTCCGGTAAGGACAATGGCCTTGCGATTGGGGGCAACGCGGGCAAAGCGGACAAGGGCTTGCTCCATGGCTAGGCGGGGATTCTGGGGGTTAAAGGCTCCATAGGCTTCAAAGACTTCATCGGGAACCTTTAGAGAAATCAACATTTACACACCTCCGGGTTACGAGTATATACTTTAAACGTATTGATCGTCAAGTGCATTATTCAGTACATCATTATATGTGATGCCGTGGCCCGCCGTGGCCATGACCTCGTAGAGTTGCTTTGGCCGTCCGTGCTTTTCTTTGGCTAGCAGCTTGGCCTCGTGTGCTCTCCTCCGCTCGTCCGCGATGTTCATGATGTCAAGCTCGTGGGCGATGTAAAGGGCAATGGCCATGGCCATAATGCGGTCATCGTGGTAGCCAGGGGCAGCCTCTAGGTGGTGGCGCAGCCTCCCATCCTTTGTGGGGAGATTTACGAAAGAACCCATTTCTTCGACAAACTTGGGGGAGTTGATTAGGAGATCCCCACGAATGATGTAGTTCTTCAGCATGTCCGTGATTAGGGGGCGGGTAGAGGGAGTGGTCCACCAGCCATACTCGGTGGAGAAGGCTCCATCGGTTTTCATGGGCCGCTTCCAGATGTAAAAGTTTGTGTAGCCCATGCGCTGAAGTTCAATTTGTGTCGTGCCTCCGGGGCTGCCGGGGTTGCACTCGACGGCCATCATTGCAGGGAGGTCCATCTCCCGGTCACGGTAGATATTTCCGATGACGCTGGCGATGGTTGCCAGTGTTAGGTTGTCAATATTCCCACACCACTCTGCAACTTGCTCATCTTTCCAGCGTGGGGTACCAACCTTCAGAACCTCGATGGCAGCGTTGTCTCCACCCTCGATGCCGTACGAGGCGTCGACAGCAACGATGTAAGTGGCACCACCCTTTGGAAGTTCCCAGATAACTAGCTTGTTGTCCCACTTCTCAGCGGCTTCGCTGCTGAGCCAATCCTCAAGCGAAAACTTGCGAAGTTTGCGACGGAGGGTGTCAATCTCGTAGACGGCGAGGGGTCGGCGCACGTTATCTCGAATGTGGCTGCGCACCTCGATTGGGAAGACGCTCCTCAGTCCTGTTTGGAAGGCCTCTTCAATGGTGGAGGGATACTCTTGGAAGAAGACTTCAAGCTCTCCCTTAGCCTCGAAATCTCTTCGCGTAAATTGGTAGAAGGCGAGTTGCTCTCGATCCAACTCAACACCTGCCTCTTGCTTGACTCGCTTGGCCATGTCGAGAGTGTGAGGTTTAAAGTCGAATCCTTCTGAGACGAGTCGGTTGTTCGGTCGGAGGTACCACGCCGCGAAGATCGCTTGGAATGAGCTTTCTTTCCTCCAGGCGGCATTGAAATGTTCATAGAACCAGTTGCCTTTTGCTCCTGCGCCGGTAGATTCCATTAGGATGACAGAGTGATGCTTCTTAGAACTGTTGAAGGCGGGCATCAAGTCTTCATCAATGTAGCGGGGAAACTCCCAAGTGGAAAGCTCTGTTAGGTGGGAGACGTCGATGTTCATACCCTGTCCAAGGGTTGTCTTCTGGTTACCGGCTCCTACGATGACATCGCTGTCAAGTAGGGGGAAGTGTAGGTGTGTGCCCTTCACTCGACCTTCGATAGAGGGCCGTAGCCACCCCGGCAGGGCATCATACATCCTTGTCAGGGTTTGATAGAGCTTGAGGGAGTTATCCGGGTGGTCCGAAGCAATGAGGCCCTGGCTCATCGCATTAAGGAAGACCATGTGCGCGATGAGAGCCTCACCGATTACGGTACCGCCAACCTGACGAGACTTGAGGAGGACTAGCGGAATCTTGCAGGAAGGGGCACTAGCTTGTCGTTCTTCTTCTCGTGCTAGGGCCTCCATGACTTTTCTTTGAGAGGGCCACGGAATGATTGGCACCATCTTCTTTTCATCGCTAAGGATCTTGCAATAGCGAGTGATGAAGTACTCAAAGTCAATCTTTGAGAGAAGCCGCGAGGAGAAGACGTATTGCTCCTCGTCTGCTGTGAGCGGACGAGAGGGAAGGCCGTTTTCCCAGACGATGTCTCGCATGCGTCCCGCCTCAAACTCGTGAACTTCATCGAAGGAGTAGCGCCTTAGCGCCACTCCCAGCGCGGATTCGAGAGTTTCTTGCGCTTTTGCGACGATGATAGGGGAGTACAAGCTATTTCTTGGCCTTCTTGCGGAAGAAAACGTGTGAACCGTGCTTGGAGGTTTGTTCTAGGTCTTTAAGCCAGCCCGGTGGGTTCTTCATGTGGAGTGCTTCGGTGATATACCACTCAGCGCCATGGGTTGGATCGGGTACTTGACCCTCTAGGGCTTGTCGAGCCATGGTGTAATACTGTTCCCACATGGGATGGCCGGGGCCAAAAGCACGGATGTCGTCTCGATTGGGGTCAGTATGGCTCCAGGCGGTGTATTGTTTGGGCTCATTGACGATAGACCAGAGAGTTTTGCCAGCTTTGTGGCCTTTTTGGCGATTTAGGATGGAAAAAATGACGCCGAGGGGAGAATTTAGGTCAGTTTCGCCTCTCGCCTCGCCCCAAGCAGTCTTTGCGAGGACGCTAGCCGCGTCTAGTTGCTTCTTTTCACTCATTTTCCTCTCCAATTGGGGTGACATCCACAACTTCTGGGGTGCTTCGCACCCCAGAAGAGCGAGTATAAAGAATTTCGTCAGCCACTTTTGACATCTTTTCAAGCAATCCCCCTTCAGCTTGGACCGTCATGTTCAGTTGTTGCTGAGATACGGCAACAAGAGGCTTCTTTTCGGGAAGAAGTTGGCTCATTTCGAGGGCTTTTTGCATGGCAAACTCCTTGTGCTTGGAGCTTGTGACCACGGAACCACTTCCTCCACAACGCGGACAGGGCTTATTGAGCTTGTTGACGCCCGCACGAGGCTGGACTTGACCTACTCCTAGGCAAACTTCGCATGTTTCTTCCCTGTCAATGGCATGGCGCATGAGATCCCTGAAGAGTGCGGGCATCTCTTTGTACAGGAGGAGTAGGGTTTCGAGCTTTTTTAGGGCAACGGCACCTTTTGCGTAGTGGTCGAGGGCAACGGCGGGGTCGATCTTGGCTTCTGCGATGGCGCGAGCGAAGGAAACCTTCGGACGGTCCTTCATGATCTCTACAAGACGAGTGATAGTAGCGGGGGCGTCAGGAACGGCCTCCAGCTTCTCCAGGATGTCGTCACGGCCCTCCGTTAGCTCCGACTCGAACTTTCGGACGAGTTTGCTCGCCCCGTTCGCTACAACGCCACTGAATTCGCGTA